ACTACCCTTCTTAATTATTCTACCATTCGAAAAAAAAGTAGTCGAGCTGACTCGTACCACCCAACACCCAATATTCAGTTTTTAAAACTAGTAACCTACTGCCATAATCCTGATCTTGGCACCAGTTATGTTCACGCTAGTAGCGACAATGCTTGGCCCAACTGAAGCCAAATCTGCTGGCCCCAAGTGAGTTACCACTATCTTTTCATTAGCATAATCATACGTTGGGAAATATCCCAAGTCCGCTGCAGTGGTTGCCGTAGCAGTTCCACTAACAGTAGCAGGACTCATCATGATTACATCAATGCCTATCAGGCCAAGATCAGACGGCCCATAAGCATCTCCCGTTGCTGTGACGGTACTAGTACCTGTAGCCTCTACGTCTGCAGTAACAACTCTCTTGTTACCAAAAACACTTCGGTGAATAATTGTCGTTGTCCACGTAACAGCCATCTAAAAAGCTCCTTCTCCTGCCGCTTCCACCTATACCAACCTCTCCAAGGTTTCCCTCGGATACTTGCGACAAGAAAAACCTAAGTTGTTATTAAAACCCTAAGAAGTGGGTAGGGGAGTTTTAAGTCCCCTACCCACCCCACTAAATCTTCTAACTAGGCATTCAAGTCGGTTATCTTGGCATGCGTATCGATACGAAGTGACCTCAACTCACCTATGGTGTAGAAAAGTCCACGAAGAACGAAGGCATTCGCCTGGAAGAAGTCCCTGTTATCGATGTACTGCGTAGGAGCAGCAATAGCGAGTTCCAGATACCTCGTGTCAAGCACGTACACGTTAGTGCCAAGTTCCGCATCAGCCGCCGTGTAGGAAGTCTGGATGTCGGGATCGACTACAACAGGGATACCCCTATAAGTCGCTACCTGGAAACCAGCATGCGAACCTGGGAGGGTACTCTCGTCGCCAACCTTTACAACGAACTCACCCCAGTCCATGTAACGCTGTTGCGCCTGTAGGACTGAAGCAAGCCTATCGTATTGGTCATAACCCATAAGGATTACGTCGGGGTCCGCACCATTGATACGAACTTCCCTAATCGCCTGATCTAGGAGGGCCAAAGTGAGGTTCCTGCCAGTGCCGTTGTTGTCCAAAACCGCAGCAGCAGCATTCCACCCACCAGCCGCACGAGTCGTCTGGTTATAAACATCTGCCCCTATGCCAGAGCCAAGGGCAACACCCGCAATAGTACGAGCATCTTCCTCGACAATGTCATCAATCGAGGTAAGACCTGCACGGGCTTTCGCATAAGCGATAGCACCGTCTGTAAGGTTTCCACCACCGCTGTAAGTAAGGACGTTACCAGAGATGCCCGAAATTACCTTAGAGGCATCACTAAGACCTGTATCACTGATGGTGTCACCGATTCGGAAGGTGCTACTCGCACCCAAAACTGCCCCTGTAGCAGAGGCACCACCTGTGGTGACAATTCCGTTGGAGCGAAGTAGAAGCTCAGAGTTAAGCTCCTTGATGTGGTCCCTTGCAGCGGCTTCCTGCTCAACCGCAAGGTTGTCGCCCATGCCACCTTCCAACCCAGACATAATCTGGGACTTGAGTGAGACACCAAAGTCTGTAGCCATGATCCTTGGTGCCGAATCAACTGCCTGATAGGCAGAGACATCGACGGTAGGAAGTGCTCCAGTCTCAGTCACTGGTCGAGAGCGATTGTCACCCCTATCGGAGCGAACACGCCAACCAGTTGTGGGACCCCACTGTACCTTTCTAAGTATGTTCCAGAATCGGGTCTGGTTGTTCAGAGCGTCCCAGACCTTGCGACCATAAGTCGCTGTAAACACGTCTGATACCTGTAGATACGTCTGCTTAGCAAAGTATCCAGGCGGCATCAGACTTGAACGAAGGTTTCGCTCAGCAGCACCGATGTATTCAGCTATTGAGAGATCGTTCTGAGTTGTCATGGTTACTTAGCACCTCCCCTAGGATAGTAGTAGAGGGTCTGAGGCGTAAGTTCACCAGACTGAGTCCTCATGCCATTAAGCTTCTTGAACGTCCCTTTCAGGTCGCCAGCATCGTTGCTATCAAGAATCTGCTCAACGGAATGCGTGAACTCATCTTGCCGCTGCCAGTCAACATCCTTGGCGAAAGACTCGCCCTCCACACCAATCCGCTGATCAGGAGCAACCTCCCTCTGAGCAACTGGAGCGGTTGTAACCGACTGACGTATCGGAAGATCGTTCTGACTGGGATTGAGGTTAAATCTCTTCATCCCCTGTGCGATTCCCTGCTTAACCTGTGAAGGTAGGGACTTCTTGATCTCCGAAAGCTCACCCTTCAAAGAGGCAAACTCTTTCTTTTCGGCCTGTCGCGATGTCAAAAGACCCTTAATGTCCTTAAGTATTGCTGCCACATTGGTGTCATCTTTGCTGTACCTCATCTGAGCAGCAACAGCTTCTATGTCTTCCTCTTCCTCCTCATCCTCGTCCATCACATCTTCCTCTTCCATTTCAGGAACAGCCTCTTCATCACCAAAGGCAGGCGGCGGAGCCATTGCCTCTTCCTCTTCCTCATGCTCGTTCTTCTCTAAGCCCTCAGGAATCCTCGCTGCTTCGCCTGGGTAGGTATAGCCAGCATTCTCACCACGAGAGCCAGACTGCTGAACAGCCTGACCATTGACGAAGTGCTTGGAGACAAAATCCTTAAGGATCTGCTCAAGCTCAGACTTGTGAATATAGGCATCCTCAGCCTGCGAACCAGCCTTTGTCGTGTTCTGGCCTGCAGATCCGAAGGTATCCCTACCCACAGTATCGCCCCCCGTGATGGGGTCTAGCTTACCCTGCCAGTCAGCAGGAAGTTCCTTAGCAGAAGCATCCTCGCCACGAACATGCGGGGGATAATTTACCGCATACTCCTTGACGATGTACTCCTTGAGAGCCTTGAGAATCGGCAGCAGTTCTTCTTGGCGTGTTGCCATTTCTCGTACCTCCTTTTAAGGTATTATTACTATAACGTGAATATGTTACAGATGTAAAGCTTTTTTGCAAAAATGCAAAAACTACACTTTTACTTGTAAAGCGGAGTCATATTCCACTTCTACGCCTTCATAACAATCGGGGCATGAAGCTGGGTCAGGTTTTTGCAAAATATCCGTTATGTAAGATTTTTGATTCATAGGCTGGACGCATAATGTCACTTCGTACATCTCCATATCTGTGACTTCTGTCCAACATTCCCCATGGTCGCACTTAATTTCTTTCTTCTTTGCATTTCCTGCTATTGAGAACCCTCTTAATGTGCCCTTTAATATCTCTCGCATGGCCTTTCTTGCTACTTCTAAATCTGTTCGTAGCGCAGCTACCACAAATAGCCCTTCTGGCCTAACTTCTGTTTTCCAAATTTTTCCATTCTCATCTACAAAAGAAGGTATAACCTGACCAACCTGTATCCCAGAGTGGAAAATATTTACATTCGCATACTCAGGTCGAGCCAAGAACCCAGCCAACGCCTTTCTCATCCCCTCTAAACCAATACGATGTCCCTCATGGTCAATAACATAATAATTACCCCACCCAGCAACTACTAAGGTGTCGCTTGGGTCCATAAAATCATTTTGCTTCTCAATCTTATCTGGAAGCAAAACTTTCATAATGCCGTGATCCATATTAGCGGGATCATCATTACTCTTAGCCAACATAGGAGCCATTAAATCGGCTACAACACCAGACAAAGCTTCCCCAAAATGATTCTGCGGGGCAATATCATCAGACAAGTTTGTATATTGCTCAACAGCGGGATCATTCGTGCGAACCGTATGAGAATCCTCATCAATAATTTTTCTACGTGCCAACTCATGCTCAGGCCGTTGTTCTAGCTCAACAGGTTTATACTTATCATCATGCTCAGCAATGACCAAATCAGCCACATCATCACCTAACGGTTTTTGATGAGACGGAACAGTGTCCTTAGCGGCAGCATTGCGGGTCATAACACTAACCCGCTCTTCAGAATCCCCTGGCTTATGCCTCTCAGCCGTATTCACATTTTTCCTAGACCCAATCGATCCTAATTCTGGCACATCTGGAGCAGGAAGCTGGGACAATCCCTCGGTTGTACCATATACATCGGCATTCTTCTCTAAATCAGTATCAACGTGCGCTTGACTACTATTTGCAGCCTCTTCAGCCTCTTCTTCCTCTTTAGTTTTGCTTATCTCTCCCTGTTTAGGCTTCAAAGAACTGTCATAAGTAGTAGGAGTTCCGCCACCACCGTATGTAGATGTATGCGTACCACCTGAAGTCATGGCAGTCCCACCACCACCGCCATCGCCACCAAAACCACCCCCACCACCATCACCTCCACCCTCTTTAAGATAGGAGAGGTTTACTTCAAAATTATTTACCTGATGAAGACGATCATCATGGTCGTCTTCATATGTACCAACAGTATCTTTTAATAATTTAACGGGACCTTTTCTTTCAATGGGCCTCATACTGGAATCGTAAGCAGCACCATCCTCACCCTCAGTAGTAGGTAATGGAGACCGCTCTGTAGTGATCATCACGCCACTACCATCACCACCACCCTCCATACCCTCTCCACCTGTA